ACATATAAACTTGTTCAACAACTTTGTTTGATAATTTACTGTAATCTATTTTCCTATGTTCCATTCTTTCCTTTATAAAACAAAAAACCCTGAGTCTTTCGATCTCAGGGTTCCTTGTAAAAACTTTGTTACTATGTCTCTACGAGGAACCCCCCACTTTACCTAGATTGGCACTAATGGCTGGGCGTGACCATGTCATGGTCTCCTGTCCATCCAAGCAATAATCAAAGGATATGTGTACAAGTTTCATCATCATAGTGTGTATTATATAGTCTTATTTATATCTTGTCAACCGATTGTTGTTGAAAAACAACGTTTTTTGGATCTTTTTCTTTTTGCACTTGTTCCTGATCCTCTTTGCGTTCTTGATCATTTAGATCACGACCAAAAATTGCGTCCCAACGACGAGCATATTCATCATTGGTAACATTGAATGGTCTAGGACGCGAACCCTTACCTGACATAATATCTCCTTGTTGAATGGTGCCGGTTGTCGGATTTGAACTGACGACCTACTGATTACAAATCAGTTGCTCTACCCCTGAGCTAAACCGGCGTTATGGTCCGAGTGGCAAGATTCGAACTTGCGACATCCTGCTCCCAAAGCAGGCGGAATGAACCAGGCTATCCTACACTCGGAAACTGCAATCACGTATTATATATCCTAAAAATTAAACTGTCAATGATTTCTGACTAAACTAGTCAACTAAATTTATTTTTTCTAAACCAAGCCGTGACAATGGTCTTTGAACCAGTTATAATGGGAGTGCCTGCATGCAGAGTTTTATTGTTGATCTCCGGATCATCGTAATCGTATTTGAAAAACACACCTGAACCTGCTCGCGGCCTGATACCAATGTTTAGTAACGGGAACTCAGTGGCGCCACCAGTGAACTCTTCGTTGAGATATATCACAAAGGTATAAATGCGATTGTTTTCTAAATTTTTTCCGGTACTAAAATAGTCGTGATGTGCTCGATACTGTTGATTCGGACCGTAACGTTGAAACTGAAGATGTTCAATGGTATCAACTGATACTTTAAAATGATCTGCAATCTTTTGTCTTAGTTGCAGAGTCTGATTGCCTGCAAAAGCAGTTTCGCTGGTACGAGAATCGTGTAGATGAGGAGTATCGGTGTTGTTATCCCAGCCGTGACTTCTATTGAAGTTTAACGGTAACGATAGTAGACGCTGACAATCAGATGGCGTTAAAAAATCTTCATGAACTTCTACTAGAGGAATATCGTGGTATTTTACAATGTTCATACCACGATATTTAGTTACTTGCGATTAGCGGCTTCGAGAATTGTTTCCAGCACTTCGTGATCTTCTTCGATCTGTGCCCAGTCTGCTTTGAATGCAACACGAATGGCTTTATTGATCACTGCTGGCTTGACCTGTAGTTCTTCGGCAAGTGCCTTGACTGTGTCTTTGAGACCTTCTCTGAGATCTGCAATCTCTTGTGTGACCTGCACCCCTTCGTTGATAACTTTGGTTAGTTTTGCTTTGCCTTCGGGATCGATGCCTGTGAAACTCATTTAGTTCTCCTTTGTGTTAAATGATATACTATTATATACTCGTCAGGTATAAAAGTCAAAAAAAAACCGCCCACTTGGGGCGGCTCAAACTGGCCAGCAGTGAAAGGGTTACTGGGCGGCCTGTTTGATGTACTTGCCATATTTGGCATGGAACTTCTCAAAAGACTTGAGCTTGCTGGGTTGGAACACCAGTCCATGATTGGTCATAGCCATCTTGATGCCCATGATCACCAGCTCGGTGCTGAAATTACCCATCATGAACTCAAGGAAGTTATCAACCATAGAATGCCATTTCTTTTCTTCTGGCTTCTTACCACTCTTGTCATAGAACTCTTGAAGTTCATAGCACAGGCTCACAGTCAGTGAGTATTGTGCAGACACTTCAATGCCTTCAAGTTTGGTCACAGTACCTGCAAGGATGTCCTCTGCTTTGGGCAGTTTGGAACTATGTTTGCGGTGAGCCATGAACTTAATAGCAAGGCCCTCGCCCACAGTACCTGCAATGAGATCGCCCAAGGTCTCGTCGTCACCATCGTCATCATAAAGATACTGACTGACGAATGCCCAAGAACGAGGAGTAGCAAACGAACGACTGGCTGAGCGAGGATCAAAGTCGTAGAGATCTTGTTTGGCAAACGAAATGTAGCCAACAACATCTTTGTGAACTTTGTTCTTACCTGCCCACTCCAACCAAGAGTCAAATTCCACAGACACTTCAACGTGACTGAAACGATTAGCCAGCGGAGCAGGCATGCGATAAGTTACGCCTTTGTCGCTTTCGCGGTTACCAGCGGCAACAATGCTGACACCATCGGGCAAACGATAGGTACCAACACGACGATTGAGAATCAACTGATAAGCCGCGGCCTGAACAGCCGGCGGAGCACTGGCCAATTCATCGAGAAACAGAATACTGTCATCGTTGGCGTCCTGTGGCAGTTCAATGGGAGGTGCCCAGCACATAGAATTGGAATCGGTATTGTAATACGGAATACCCTTGATGTCGGTGGGTTCCCACAACGGAAGTCGAATGTCGATGACGTTACGACCCTGTTCGGCACCAATCTGATGAACGATATCGCTCTTGCCAATGCCAGGAGGACCCCAAAGCATCACAGGACGATTGGTCTTCATCGCTTTCTTAACGCTCTTAATAGCACGACGGGGGCTGAGCGTACGAATATCGGAAGTTACTGACATGTTAAATTACCCTTTCACTTTTGTTACTGTTCTAACAGTATAGCATCTAAACACAGGATTGTCAACTAAAATCTGTGAAATTTATGTGGCTTTTACGCCACACCCCGCTTTGCTAGTTTTTTAAGCACAGGCAGTGGCATTTTAACCACAAATTTTAGAGCATTGGCTTTAATTCGCATGGCTTCTGCGATTTCTTCTACTTGTTGTAGATTTACAACATTTGGGTCAGTGTCCACTAACATAAGTGCTTTGTTTTCGGTGAACTCCTCGTAGGTATGAGCAGACACACGAAAAGACAAGACCTCGTTGCGGTAAGGTGTGCGTTTAAAATTTGCACGTACATATAAAGTACTAACAGGCATGCTATTGTATTGCATACTGACTCCTTTACTATGGAAACAGTATTATAGCACGTTTGGACGACCTTGTCAACCGTAAGGTTATTCTAGGAATTTAACCCACTGTTTGAGATCACCTATGGTACTCATCAACATCAATTGCATACTGCCTGCACCATAATCATAAAATTCTACTCGAAAATTATTTTTAGCACTCATGCTTCTCGAGGTTGAAATGTACGGCACACTGACTCGACGATCAATGCTGGTGTTGGGTATTAGGAACCATGGTACCGGACACTTGCGATTCATTTCTATCCATAACTGATGATCTGTGAATACTTCTTTGTCCAAAGGTTGAACGGCTTTGGTAGTGGCCTGCTTGTTGACCAAGATGTCAAACAAATGACGACCTTCTGGACTGAGTCTCAGATGTTTGCCAGTCTTCACAGACACATTGTTGGCCCAAATGTTTTTACTGAGCCATTGAATGATTTCAGATTCGTTTTTGATGGCCATCTCTTCTAGTTCTAAGAGATGCTGTACGCTCTCGCGATGGTGATGATATAGTTCTTTGACTAGTTGTTCTCTCAATTGATTTTTGAGTTTATCGGAGAGGCTCACCATTGCTTAATTTGTAAACCTCAAATTTAGTAGTCTTAAACTGTGTGTTGAGTTTTTTAGCCAAATTAAGGGCATGCCCAGGATTTGAGAAACTTACTTTCTTATATTTGGGCCCTGGATAACTGGTGAGTGTGTTAAACGTTTTTAGATTAATTGGTTTGCCATCAAAGAACACAGCCCAAATGCCCTCGCTGGCCAATACCTGTTCGCTCACATAGGTAACCTTGTCTATGTGCTCAATGATAATTTTAGGTTTGGGTCTGCTCATAATTTTAACCAATAATATGCTATGTTTATTTAGCACAAAATCGGCCTATGGCAGGCTTTTAAAATTTACCGCCGTCAACCTCTATAGTGGGGTTTTGCAGGTCATTGACTTCTGCTTTGAGTGTGCTACGATCCTGCATGGCTTCAACTGCACGAGTCAACAGTTGATTTATGGCATAACTTAGGTTTCTAGCACTTTGTATGCTGATTTTTATTTCTTTTTCTCGTTTTGATTCGGCTACTGTGAGCAGATCATTGAAACGATCTATGGGTGCTAGATTAAGATTGGCCGAGGGCTGTTCGGGCTTCTGACTCATTTTTAAAAGGTCCTTTAAATGGGTTTCTGTTAATAACCAATAGTTTGGGACAGAATTCCACAGCCCAACTACCATCAGTATTTACTGCATACCAACCCGCGGCAAAGAAACATTTTGAGTTTGGTTCTTTGGTATATACAGGCGCCTTATATTTTACATGAATCAAATGATTGTAGGTTTTACCATCTGCTGGATAGTCAAACACTGACTCT